GCATTCATTTCACCTGAGAAAAGTGATGTTGTTGGTATTACAGATTCTAATACTCAAGCAACTAACGTTAAAACTTTCTTTGATGCTCTGAACAGTTCAAGTTACACAGTATTCGATTCTGGTTGGAAATACCAGTATGATGCATACAATGATAACTTTGTTTGGGTTCCATTAAACGGTGATATCGCTGGTTGTTGTGCAAATACAGATGATGTTGCAGATCCTTGGTTCAGTCCTGCAGGATACACACGTGGTAACATTAAGTCTGTAACTAAACTTGCATTCAACCCTAAGAAATCACATCGTGATACTCTTTACAAAGCTCGTATCAACCCTGTTGTAACTTTCCCAGGCGTTGGAACAGTACTTTGGGGTGATAAAACTGCACAGACTAAAGCATCTGCATTCGATAGAATCAATGTTCGTAGACTGTTCATCACTATGGAAAAAGCAATTAGTAATGCTTCTAAATCACAATTGTTTGAATTGAATGACGAGATTACTCGTTCTAACTTTCTTGCAATGGTTGAACCATTTTTACGTGGAGTTCAAGGTCGTAGAGGTATCACTGACTTTAAAGTAGTCTGTGATGAAAGTAATAATACTGGTAATATCATTGATACTAATCAGTTTATTGCAGACATCTATGTCAAACCTGCTCGTTCTATTAACTTCATCACACTTACTTTTGTGGCTACCCGTACTGGTGTAAGCTTTTCAGAAGTTGGCGCATAAGGGAGAATAGACAATGGCCAATATAGAAAGTTTTAAAAGTAATCTAACTGGTGGTGGTGCAAGAGCAAACCATTTCAAAGTAATCATGACTTTCCCATCACTTGCAAATGCTGGTGCTGCTGGAGAAGAATTCACTTACTTATGTAAATCTGCTTCTTTACCAACATCTACAATCCAAGAGGTTGAAGTTCCTTATCGTGGACGGATCCTTAAACTTGCCGGTGATCGTACTTACGACAATTGGGAAACTAACATTATCAATGATACGGACTTCAACATCCGTAATGCAATTGAAGGTTGGATGGATGCATTTGAAAGAACTATTGCAGAGGGAGACAACACTATGGATCCTGCTGCATACCAAAGTTCTGCAATTGTACACCAATTGGATCGTCAGTCTAAGACAATTAAAACTTACAAATTCTTCGGTCTATGGCCGTCAGTTTGTGGTGAAATTGCATTAGATTATGATCAAGCTACAGCAGTAGAAGAATTTCCAGTAACATGGACTTACAACTACTTCACTAGTGACAAACCGACTGTGACAAAGTAATTTTACTTTTATAGTCAATGAGAAAGGGAATCAGAAATGGTTCCCTTTTTTTATGCCCTTGACAAAAGACTTTTAATGTAGTATAATAGTCTTTTAGAAATGAGAAATGAAAAAATTATTCCCTGTTAGCTCAGTTGGTAGAGCAGATGACTGTTAATCATCTTGTCCGTGGTTCGAGCCCACGACAGGGAGCCAATTAAAGGAAAGGTGTCTGAGAGGTCTAAAGAACTGGTCTTGAAAACCAGCGAGGGTTTATCCCCTCCGTGGGTTCGAATCCCACCTTTTCCGCCATAATAATGCCCATGTAGCTCAGTTGGTAGAGCAGTTGATTTGTAATCAACCGGTCAGAGGTTCGACTCCCCTCATGGGCTCCAATTTACCTCTAGTATAACCAGTATCAGGAATGTATTCCTTTTACTGGTTTTTTTTGTCTATTTTTTAACTCTCTTTACGAATTTTCTGTTATTAGTCTTATCCAATAACACCTCACCTACTTCTGTATTATATTGTAATTTTGCATATTCTGGTTGTACATCCGGTGATTTATCCCTGATAATATGAAGAATACAAGAATACTTGTCAGATAAACTATGTTGAACAGATTCAACAATCCATTTGCCAGATAACTTCTTATCTTTAATTGGTTTAGATCCAGAAATTGATGTTGTTGCATCTTGGACAAACATTTTAATTGATATGATATCAGATGCTTGTATACCTGACATCCCACCAATAACCATTTTTGCACGTAATAATCCGGAAGCTGCAAGTTCAGACCGTCTTTGTAGAACCGTTCCTTTGTAGTTTAACGCTTGGAATGTACCAAGAAATTGATCCTCTGTGTACTGTTTACTGCCTGCAGTAGATACTAGATTGAATTCTGCATTAGGAAAATCTGAAATTCCTCTGTCCTGTGGATCAATTGGGCCCAATGGTGTTATCGGTTCTGACTCTAACATAACTACATTTGCATTAGAATCTGTATCGAATTGTCTATGATAATTAAAAGTCGAAACATCATATGATTTATTGTGAATGTCATGAACCAACAATGATGATCCATATGATCCGATCTCAGTATGTTTTGACACATCTACATCATTGATTAATTCGAATGATTCTGCACGTAATGCCTTTTGTGTTACATGTACATCTGGATCTATTGTTTCTCTGTCAATTGTGAATTCTAGTGAACCACCATTTAAACCTTGTGGGGTTACCAGATCAGAATAAATCATATCATCAAATGATCTAAAATGGTATGATTTTGATGTTTGATAAAATAGGAATGATGCATTGTCTGCATCTTTACTTTTACTATAAGCAGCAATCATATTGATTGCCTTTACAGGTGATTCATTTGGTATTACTATTCTATTATTCTGTTGAGTAGATTGGATCCATATATCTTCGGTTGATTCTAAATGATTCTGGAATATCGATTCCACCATATCAGAATATTTACCTTGAAATGATTGTGATATCTTCCTTCTGGTATCTGCAATGGAATCTGGATGAACAACTACTAATGTATAACGTTGAACTGCTTCCTTTATCTTCTCTTTATCCTTAATCTTGGCAACCATTAAATTAAGAGTAATAGGGAATCCAGACCCTTTTGTGGTAAATTTAATTATAATTGGTTCTGTGCCGGATATTTTTGCACCTGTCAATATATTCTTATCATCGACACATGTTATTTCACCTGTTATAAATGTATTGTATATGGATTCGTAGAAATTCATTGACTTGACCATTTCTCTCAAATCAATGTTACCTCCTTTAGAAACAAGCATGCATAGATCAAGATCATATTGCCCTGGCTCAGTCATCTGTGTATTATTACTCAGATCTTCATATAAAGTTTTTTCCATTATGAAACCAGATCAGTATACTTTTCGATGAATGCATCCACGTATGCAGGATTTAGAATATTAATATTCATTTTGCTGTTATTAATCCTTTCTTCATAAGTTTCATTTGAAATAGGATATAATTGTACAGAACCAGAATGGCCATAATCCCATATATCACCATCTTCATCTTCGTAATGATGAGTCATTTGACTGCCTGTTGGGTATTTCTTTAATAATGCAATATTGAAGTCCATTTGTCCTAATGGCCAATCTTCATGGATATTTTGTATGTCATTAATTAGAATAATGACCCAATGAAGTTCCGAATCTCCGTAAAGTTCGTATGCAATAGTCTCTGGTGTATCATAATCTTTGATGTGATATTTCATCAAATCTGTATAGTTAATTATACCAGCATCTGCTGGTCGGACTCTGGTGAAAATGTCCTTTACTATTTGATCATTGTATGTGATATTTTTTATACTTGAAAAGTACATAATCTTACCTTATCTGAATGCTTCGATATGTTGTTTGGTTTGGAAAGTCATCTCTGTGAAACCAAGGGTAATCGTAGTTTGTATTGGTGAACCATCATGGAATGCCTTGAAAGTATCGTCACCATATGTTACGGTTACATTCGTAATATATGCAATATCAAATTGACTGATATCCTCTCTTTTTTCGGATCCTCTCATGTAAGTCAATTTGCAAAGATCTGGGAAAGTATAAGTCATAGAACCAGAACTATTTTGAGGGCCAGCTGGTGCAGCAAAGAATCTGAAACTATAAACTATATCTTGTATCGCTTCCCATTCCTTACGATTTCTAGGAACCATAGTATGAGTTGTTGAAAATTCACGTTGATCTGGGCCCATATAATTGAGAGCTTTATTCTTAATAATTGATGAACCTTGTGAATTTGTTGTCCCAGAAAATGACGCTGAAGCATTGGTAGCCGCCTGGACTCCCGATGATATGGCAGATCCTGCAGCATCAAATACAGAACCCCATGTATTTTCAACATTTTTCAGTCCACCTAATAGATTCGATTTTAAATCAGAATCATCGGTATTCCATTGTTGACCAGAGTTAACCTCAATCGATTGATTATGTGGTAATGCACATGTCCAAAGTCTTGTAGTATTAACCCCAATTGACGGTACAAATGCAAACCCACCTTTCTGTTTTGCTCCTTGTGATGGAGATGTATGTTCCATAAACTCATATTTCATCCACATAGTTTCCTCACCATTCCTGCCAAGATCAGCAGGAAATGAAGTAATATCTTTGGATTTAGAGTGTTTAGGTTTCTTTGGTGGTTGGGCACTATAGTCTGGTTTGATATCTACAGTACTACCATCTTTACGATATACAGGTTTATTTTTAACCTCATCAGATCGGTTTATTCCCCAAGCCATGGCTACATTCCTAATTATTTGCGATTAATTTAATACTATTTATAACCTAAATAAGAATAATGTTAATTACTAGTGTGAATATATAATGGGTAGATATCATCAAGGATATTTTAAGTGTGTAAATAAAAATAAATATAGAGGGCCTGCAGATAAAATATATTATAGATCCTCATGGGAAAAGAAACTAATGATATACTTGGATGCGAATCCATCTATTATATCATGGTCATCGGAACAAGTTGTTATACCATATAAAAGTCCATTGGATAATAAATTCCATCGATATTTTGTTGATTTTTATGCAAAGATACGTGACCGAGAGGGTAATATTGTTGAGTATCTTATAGAGGTAAAACCACGGAAGGAAAGAAAGTTACCAAGGAAAAGCAAGAATGAGGGTAAGTATTTAAAAGAAGTTAAGACCTATGCAGTCAATCAGGCTAAATGGGAAGCTGCAGAAAAACTTTGCAAGAAGAAAAAAATGATATTCAAAGTAATGGATGAATATGACTTAGGGATTAAGAAGTAGTTATAAATAGATATATGGAATCATTATTCGACAAATTGCAAGCACTTGCATATAAAAGACGTATACCGTCACAAACTGCAACCAGTAGAGATTGGTTCCAGTCACAAACTAGAGGTATGAAAGTCAAGCAGTCTGATATATTATCAGATCCTAATTTGGTTAGGAAATCTAGACCGACTCCAGGCAGAATGTTTCATTTCTCATATGATCCGAAACATAAAAAGACGTTACCTTATTATGATTCATTCCCATTGATTATAATGGTTGACAAAGCACCAAAGGGGTTTTATGGGTTAAATCTTCATTATCTCCCTATGGGATTACGTGCAAAATTCTTGGATGAAATGTTGAGAATTACTAATAACAATAAGTTTGATGAATCAACAAAGTTTGTTATGTCATATCAACGACTCATTGCAGCTTCAAAACTTGCACCATTCAAACCATGTTTTAAACATTATTTGATAAACAAAGTGCAGAGTGAGATAAAAATGGTACAACCGACTGAGTGGGAGATTGCTGTATTTTTACCGACTGCACGATTTAAGGGTGCATCTGCACGTAAAATTCATTCAGACTCAAGAAAGATAATAAAAGGTTAGTAATATGGGATTAGAATCACCATTTAAAGGGTTTGATCAGTTTGTCGATAATGTCCATATGGGCATTGCGCAACCATTTGCAAGAAGTAATAAATTCCAATTCCAATTAATTGGTGTTGGCAATCTAGTTCCTGTTATAGATGATAGAATGAATATGTATTGTTCATCAACAGAACTTCCAGATATTGCAATTGATTCAAATCAATCAGCGTCAACGAATAATAGACCAGAAAGAAATTATGCAATCTCTGCCAATTGGGCAACATTCTCTGCATCATTTTACTTATCACATGATTATAGAGAAAGAACGTTCTTCGAAAGATGGATAGATTCAATATATCATCGTGGTTCTGGTACAGTTGCATATTTTGATGATTATATTGCACAAGTTAAAGTATCTGCATTAGCATCTAATACTGTTATGCAAACACGTGAAGGTGCAGAAAAAACATATGAGGTTACATTGAATGAAGTGTATCCAATATCGATATCGAAAAATGAAATGACAATGGATGCTGGAACAAATGTATCCATAATGTCCATTAAATTTAACTATACAGATTTCACTACTGAAATAACTAAAGAAACATAATATAATATAAGGTGATAATATAATGAGTTTACCAAAATTGAATGCTCCAATATATACATTGACACTTCCTAGTAATGGGAAGAAAATTAAATTTAGACCTTTCTTGGTTAAGGAAGAAAAGTTATTGATGATAGCCAATGAAACTGGTGATCATCAGGAAAGGTCTGATGCAATTGGTCAGATAATTGAAAATTGCACATATGAAAAAATGAAGTATTCAGAAATGCCGACCTTCGATGTCGAATATATGTTTCTGCATCTTCGTGCAAAATCCGTATCCGAAGAGGTTGTTGTTAAAGTTCTTTGTCCGGATGATAATGAAACATATGCAAAAGTTAAAGTGGATCTAATGGCTGTTAAATGTATTAGACCTAAAAAGAAAGATAACCTGATAATGATGGATGATAAAGTTGGTATTCTTATGAAGTATCCTACAATGGATATGGCAATAGAAGATGCATCTGAAGATTCTACCTTTATTGAAACGATTAAAAAATCTGTATTATCGGTATTTGATGGTGATGCAGTATATGAAGCGGATGACTTTACAGATAAAGAACTTCAAGATTTCATTGAATCGATGAATAATTCCCAATTTCAAAAGATTATCGATTTCTTTAAAACCTTACCGAAAGTTCATTTGGATGTAGATTTGATTAATCCAAAAACTAAAGTAAAAGGAACTGTTAGAATTGAGGGTATCGAGTCTTTTTTCTAATAGCTCTTTCTCATAATGGATTGGGTGCATATTTGAAAACTAATTTTGCATTAATGCAACACCATAACTATTCGTTAGGTGATATTGAAAATATGATTCCTTGGGAAAGAGATTTGTATGTGGGTATGTTGATTGATTATATTGAACAAGAGAACGAAAAAATTAAAGCTGCAAACAATAAACGGAATTCAAGATAATGCCCAAATTACTCTTAAACCAGACAAAAACCGATAATTCTGAAACTAGTGTACAGGATAATCAATCGTTAAGTATTATTGAACCTATAATACATGATGCTGTTCGACCATTAGAAAATCTTAAATTGGATTCTTCTAATGAAACAGATATCTTATTAGATGGACTTGATGATATTGCAAAATCGTTAAATGGGGTTCGTGACTCCATAGATCTACAGGATCTAGGTGAAAAACTTAGCCGGAAAACACTACTGACTGAATTTGGAAACCTTAATGCATCAACTGATACGTTTGGTGAATATCAAAAGAGTAATTTTGAAACGAATAAAGAGATTCAAAAACTCAATGAATCTATAACACAAGAAACTTCATCCATTCTACGTGATCTTACTCTATCATTAGAAAAGGGTTCTGTGGATCAGGTTTCTCAGATATCTGATTCGATTCAAAATTTCTCCAGTATTATTGAGAAACTTGAATCCTCATTTAGTCCTGATAATATTCAACTACCATCTGTTGATATCAATCTCCGTACTACACAACAGGATCTACAAAAACAGGTTGAACGGTCTACACTTGAACTTAAGTTGGATAAAGCCAAAGAAGCACATGAACAAAAATTTGCACCTTGGCTTGAGAAAAAGGCAAAACTAGAAGAAGCAATCAATGATCCTATTGGTGCATTGAAGAAGTTTGCAATTGAAAAACTAATCCTGAAATTCTCAGAAAAAGCAAGAATAGAAAAGGAACTTGAAGAACTAGATCATGCAGATAAAATGGAAAAAGCTGCAGAAGATCGTGCAGTCAAAATCCAAGAGAATGTTAGATTAACAGAAGATCTTTTACAAGTAGAACGAGAAATATCATCTACAACTGAAAGTCCTAGTGTTTTAGAAAAACCGACTCAACCGTCTGAAAGTCCAAGTGTTTTAGAAAAACCGACTCAACCGTTAATGCAACCACTTGCATTAATACCACCGAAAAAA